CCTTTAGGGCCTGAGAGCGATAGAAGGATCGCCTGACCGATTGCCGCCGACTTTGTCGCGATCGTAAACGCGGCCATCGCTGCACTTGCCACGCGAATGCCAACGGCGAGAGCCCCAAACGTTACAACGCCAGCCAAGATAGATTTTTGCGTGGCGGTCATGCCGTTATAAAACGCCATGATGCTTCGGACGATCTTTTCGATTGCGTTTGCGGTTGCGGCAAGATAGGGCAGGAAGTCTTCGCCAATTGTTCCGGCTAATTCTTGAACAGCCGAAAGCATTTGCGAATAAGCACCGCTTGCGGTCTTGCTCATCTTGTCGGTCATGCCAGCGAATCGGCCGCCTTGCCCAGTCGCCCGTGCCATTGCCGCATCGACCATCTGAATCGATATCTCGCCAGCCTCCATTCTTTTCTTGAGTTCTAACATCGACTCGCCGGTCATGTCGCTGATTTCAAGCAGCGGATTAAAACCAGCGTTGACCATCTGCAACAGGTCTTGGCCCATCAAGCGGCCAGCGGCGGAAGCTTGAGCGTATGCAAGCGAAAGCATTTCAAAGCGGAACTGATTGCCGCCTGTAATGTCGCCAAGCAATCGCACTTTGCCCATGACCTGATCGGTGGCCGTCCCAAAGCTCATCAACACTTGGGCAGACTTTTGAACGGCAGAAAGCGAAAGCGGAGAAGCGGCGGCGAATGTCCGCATTTCCGCTAAGATGTTTTGAGCGGCTTGAGCAGATCCTGTTAATACCACAAATTGCACCGAAGCGTTTTCAATATCGGATGCGATCTTTATTACGCTCTTTGCCGTTTGAAAACCAAGCCAAGCCGCTGCCAATTGCTTAACGTAGGTTAGGGCTCCGCTTGTTCGCTTTTCAGTGTTTGCAAGTTGAGCATTAAGCGACGCAAGTGCCTTGTTGTATTGATCGCTTGAGATTCGCCCATCCTTGAACGATTGCGACAATTCACGGCTCTGACGAATAAGCTTATCGCGTTGGCTTTCATTTTGGCGAATAATCGCACTAGCTTGTGCGGTCGCCCTCTGGACCATTTGCATATCTTGGACCATGTGCGCGACGGCTTCGCGTTGCACTCGGTCCAGTTCTTCGGCAGCCTTTTTTGCCTCCTGTGTTTTCTTTGTGAATGGGGCGTACTTGTCGGTAACGGACTGAACCGCGTTTGCGTATGTTGCGGTTTTCTTTCCCGATTCGCTAAAAGACTTTTCGAGCAAATCAAGCTCCCGACGCATCTTGATATGTGCCGGGATTGATTGATTCATGATCTGCACAACTTTTGCAACTTCATTTCTTGCAAGCGTCGTGCCCTGCGAAAAGTTGCTCGCGTCCATTCCCAGTCGGACATTTAGCGCGGCAATCGTTGTCATGCGTTAAATCCGAAACTTTGAAGAATGTATTTCGTTTGCAACTTCCCATCGCGGATCCCGCCAGTTTTTTGAACGTGGCAAGATCGCTTAATCCACGGCAGCGAATCGCTAGGCAAAAAGTCGATCGGCGAAAGTGCCGTCATCTTCTGCCCTGCGGTCGCTGCGGTGATCGACTGCTGCACGCTTAGCATCGAAAGCACTGCCGCCGTCTGCTGCCAATCGTTGCCAAATGGCTCGATTTTGTAATATGCTTCCCATATCGCAAGCGTTCTATGGCTAATCCGATCCAACCACGCTTCGGGATCGTCGATCCCTAGCGCTAAACAAACCCGACAAGCAAAGATCAGCTTGGGGTTTCTTCTGACTCCCCCAATACTTTTTTCGCCTCTTGGTCAAACTTCCCGCCTGTCGCGAAGCTTATACATTCGTCTTTGATCTGCTCGTAATAAGCAGCGTCGAGACCGTCTAGCTCCGCGTAGTTATCGACAAGCGGCCTTCCGTCATCGCCAACGAGCATCGACGCCACGAGCATCATTTGAGCGACGCCCAAGCGACTTAGATCGCCCTTGCCAGTCTTTGGGTCGATCAGTGACGATTGATAACGTGACCACTCCAGCGGCGACGGCATCCGTAGCGTAAGCTCGTCGCCTTCCACCGTTACCGTTTTGGTTTTACGTTCAAACCGCTTTTTTAATTGCTCTTTGCTGATTGCCATTAGCTCCACTCGTCTTCAATTTCATCATCTTCATCGCCGTCAAGAAGCTCTTGCTCTCGAACCGGCGGCAACGAAGATACGCCCCGGATATTCCCGCCTAGCTTGCGTTCGACTGCGGCCATAACTTCGGCCTGTTGAGCCTCATCCATCGACACAATACACGCAAGCCAAGCATCCTCACACTTCGGCAGATAACCAATCTGCTGGCCGTCTGCCCTCACGATCCACTGACCATGGTCAACACGCTCACCGCGTAGGCCGGTGCCGATATGGTCAGTCAATTCAATTTCGATTTCTTCGGCCACGATTACGCCTCGGCAGTGAACGCAAGCGACGCACCCGTCATGCGAAGCGTAAACTCCGCCGACATGGTGTTATCGTTTTCAAGCGTCGGAAACTGGAAGGTTTTGAAAAACGCCTGTCCCGCAAGCGTCGCGCGAGTGACGCCGCTTGTAGCCGTCGACACTTGCGGAAAAGTGATCGTGGCAGTTGAGACGCTACCAGCAAGAGAGGGGATCCCAAGCGTCGGCCGAAAGAAAATCGTTCCGCTAATCTCGTTCGGCGTCGCCAAGTCTGCCGGGTCCATTCGATGAAATCCTGTGTCGGCAAGAACGCTAACGTTGCGCTCGCCCAACTCCCATGAGCCTGGGTTGATTGAAACGATATCGCCGACCCATGCCGTAGTAATCCCGGTCGTTAGGGTGCCGGACAGAGTCAAGGTTGCCGAGTTGCCGGTCTGAAATCGCTGCGTCATCAGGTCGTCTCCGTGTAGGTGATTAGGTAATCGAAAATCGTCAGATAGCGGTGTTCCTGTCCGCCGTCCGTTGGCAGTTCGTCGAGCGACTGATTGCCGCTGTCAATGTTCACCGAAAGAATCTGCATCGTACCCATCGCCCCTAAATGACCCACCAGCCCACAAGTTCTAATTGCTTCGGCTATCGCGTTTGCTCCGGCTCGCGTCGATGCGTAAGCGGTGAACTCAATCCGGCATCGAGCGACACCAGCCAGACCGTTTAGCTTCGTGTCGTGTAGCGTGCTGACAACCACGTACGTCAGCGCACCACCGCTCGAAACCCTGTACGCTTGCGGAAGTACGTCCGGATAAATCCGCGCACCAACCAAAGCGGCTACGCCGGTCTTTGCCGCAATGAAAGTTCGAACGGTTGTTCCGATGTCTGCCATTATTTAAGTAGTCCGCTGCCTTGCGGATTGTCCAAGTATTCCTTTATAACGCGAATCGCCGCCGACTTGGCCGCTCCGCTTGCTTCGTCTGCCGATCGCTTAACGAATTGGTTGACGGTTCTCGATCGCTTGGAGGCTTGCACCGCGTCGCGTCCCCAGTAAACCGCCCTTGCGTGGTCCTTGCTGAATAAGTTGCCGTGCCCACCGCCATCGCTCCAGGACGGCCCGACGATTGCTTTTGCTCCAGTTCGAAACCTTCGGACAACGGTCATGATAGTTGTGTGCAATGGCTTACTGCCGCTCCATCGCTGCCGCGTTCTTTGGCTCTGTAGCTTGCGTGAATTGGTTGACCTGCTATCGGGCACAAGCATCAGCATTTTCGTTAACACCGGCCTTGCCGCTGACCTCATAGCCTTGTCGCAAACGGTGTACCTAACTTGTGTGTCAAGCTTTTTGAACAAATCCTGAACCTCCTTGTCGTTCAGGACAGTTAACCCGACCGATGCTTTTTTCGCGCCTTTGATTGCAACCATCACGCCACCGCCTTGCAATAAAGTTCTAAATATCTGCTCTTGCCTTCGACGGGCACGACGTGGACGATTCCATATCGTTGACCGCTTCGGGTTATCTGCATTCGGGTCGTGTAGCCCGATCGATACCGCACCGTAAATACCGCATTGATGCCCGCTTCGACTTGTCGCCCTCTTGTCGTTTCGCCTCCCGCCGTCGATTCAAAGCTTGCCGGCTCGTCGACAAGCCAAGACGAAAGCGAAACCACCGGCTGCCCCGCCGTGTCTTGTGTCGTGCCTTCAGTGCTGACCGTTACGCGATCACGCATTTGGCCGACGCGAAACATTTTTCCCGGGCGGTAGGTCATGGATACGTGGCCCTCATTCGTTTGTAAACAAGCTGGGCGTATCGCGAATCGTCATAAATCGCCGTCGAGTAGAGCATGTCCGGCGTCTCAAACTTGTGTGCGACCAGCATCAAGATTGCTCCGCGGTCCAGTTGTGAAACGTCGGTCGTGTTGGCTCCGTAGCCGGCGACGTAAACAATCTGCCATGCGTCCCATTCTTCCTGATAGGTCGGCACCGTGTACTGTCGTCGAAACCTGACGAGAGCATTTGGGATGTCAAGCTTGTAATCACTCGCCGAAACCGTTTGAAGCGTTCCGGAACTGTCGCGATACTTGACCGACGAAACCGATTGAAGCGGCCGAAAGCTTAGCCGTATGTTCGGCTCCCATCGCTCTTGGACATGCTCAATCGTTTGCGTAATCATCTTGGTATGCGTGTCCGCTTCCCAAGTTTCCGTTGCCTCTTGGATCAAATCGGCTAGCCGTTCGTCGTGTGCCTCATCGCTTGCGGCGATGTTGAGTTGACGTTTCGCCTCTTCGATCGTAACTGGGTCGTTCGTCGGCTTTATCGTGACGCGAACGCTCGGTCCCGTTGCCGGCTCGGTCGCTTGCAAGTTCGCTAGCGTTTGCATCCTTCACTACCTCCGCCAAATTCATCCGACACAATAGATCCGCCACCCCGCCGCCGATAACTTCGCTGTCGAGGCGATGCCCAGCAGAAAAACGCCGCCAATCGGCCTTGAGTTCTACAAGCATTCCTTGACCCATTGATTAGGATAAATGTGCTTTGGCTCAAACGTCGTCGGGTCGTGTATCACGATCATTTCTTCGAGGTGTCCGATCCTTACTTTTGGATCCAAATACAACGAATTGCCAGCCTTTTCCCATTGTCGCCAAAAATGAATGTCATCGTCCGTTCGACCGTCGCCAAACTCCCCACGTTCGTCTGCCGTGCAAATAAACCACGGTTTCGGCACGTTCTTGAGCTTATGCAAATCGATTGCCGTCAAGCCGAAATGAGCTGTCGCAACTCTGATCGGCTCGTCACCGATTTCGAGCTTGTTGCCTTCGCGTAGCGATGTCAGGACAACCGCATCGCCCCGTCTCGCCTGAAAGCACGAAACCGCATCCGCTTCGGTGTTGACCAACGTCTGCACGACCTGCATCAAATCCGATGCGGTAAATACGCTGTCGCCATCGACTGTAACCGCGACGTCTACGCCGGCCTCGATCGATTGCTCTAGCATTTTTTGCATACACTGCCCGTAAAACACGCCGCCGCTAACCTGTAGCGGGATTCCTGTTTTTCGAAATGCTGCGTCGATTACATTTCTGCAAAAACAGTTGACGTACCGCGGGGCTGTCATGCAGCCCGTGATCTTTACTTCTTTCGTTTCCACTTAGCGCCTCGGGTGGTTGGTAAACTTAGGCCACGACGACTACGTTGCCCTGTCCGGTCGTGCCGCTTGGCCTGATCTCCGGATCTAGAACGCCGATTGCCGCGATACCAACAGCGTCAGCCGTCGCAACCGTGCCGGGCGTGCTCAGCACTCTGAGGAACCGCTTTCGCGTTCCGTCGAGATTCACGTGAAAGACGGCGACTTGTGCAGAAGTTCCGATTGCTACCGCCTTCGACAGCTCCGAGTTGAAGGTCGTATAGCTTCCGGTCGCTGCGTCCGCTTCGGTGATTGCGATCGTCACACTAGACGATTGCGTCGCCGCTGCCCTAGTGCCGACCGCAACTTGGATCGTTGCGTAATCGGCTCCGAGCGTATCGAAGGCGGCCGATACGGTAGCCGTCGAGACTTGCGGCGAAATTAAAAGAGATCGCTGTTGGGATTGTGCTTGTTTCATCTTTTTGCTTCCTGATTGTGTGTGTGATTTTCAAAAAGTGCGGCCGGCTCATCACCGGCCGCACCCGGGTCCACCCGAGGCGGCGAGTGGACTAGCTTTTTAGCCGAGCTTGAGCGCGACCATCGGGCCGGCGTTCGTCGCGTCCCCGGTTTCGTGCACAACGATGTCGAATCGCTCAGTACAGCGGATGTAAATCGAATCCGACGCGAAGCCAAGAGACGCATCGCTGCGAATCTCCACACCGCGACGACTGCCCATCGTTGCGGTCATCGCAAGATCGCCGAAATAGGCGATAAACTCAGCAGATGCCGCCGCCTTTGGCAATGTCTGAATAAACCGCACGGGATAGCCAAGAAACTGAAGAACCGGACCATTTCCAAGGTCGGCCGTGTTGTTTCCACCGGCTACATTCTGCAAGCGTCCAGCGGTCGCATAGAATGCCGTTTTGCTCATATACCATGCCGGATTGATGCCGGGAAATTCCGGCAGCATTCCGACGACAGTTTCGAAGTTTCCAAGCGTCACGTTAGCAAAGGTGGTAATGCCGGTGGCGGTCATGATCGACCCGGCAGCCAATGCGTTTTTGACGCCTACGATTCCACCGGAAGCCGAAGTGCCGTCACCAAGCCATCCGCAGGAATCTTCTTTGACCGCCAGAGCGTAAGCCATTTCGCGAGTCACGACGTCGGCTAGCGAGATGATTGAGTCTTCGTTCAGTTCGCTTGAAAGTTTCGTTAGAACCGCAAGCTTTTTCGCGTTCAGTTTGATTTGGCCGAAAGACATTTCACTCTCTGTGATCTCGTCGTTTTCGCC